TAGGTACAATGCATCTGCAACTGCAATGCGGTCCTATGATGACTACAACAGAATAAACCCAGGTGCAACCAAGTATGTGGTTGAGCATACCACAATGTACAAACTAAGAAGTAATTACTTAAACGTAAAAGATTACAACTGGTTAGCGGAGTTAATCCAATCACCCGAAGTCTACTTTGAGCAAGGAGGGTATTACTACCCTGTGGTCACTATGACAAGCAATTGGGAAGAGAAAAAGAGGATAGCAGACAAGATGTTTAATCTTGAACTTGATGTGCAGATTGCAAATAAAAAATATAGTCAATTCCGATGAGGACTGAGATATACATAGATAATTACAGGCTTGACTTAACAAAGGAAATCTCCGCAGAGTTTACCTATGCGATTGATGAGATACAAGACTTTGCAACAAGGAACACCTCATTTAGTAAAACAATAGTCCTCCCTGGCAATGAAACAAATAGTAAGTTATTCGGTAATATATTTGACTTCGGAAACTCCAATCTATACAATCCAGCAGAACCCAACGTGGGTTACAACTTCAATGCAACCAAGTCGGTTCCTTGTATTATCTTGGTAGATAAGATTCAAATCTTTAAGGGTGTACTTAGACTGCTTGAGATTATCATTGATGACAGAAGCATAGAGTATGAGGTAGCGGTATTCGGTGAGTTAGGCGGTTTTATAAATGCACTTGGAAATAGTAAGTTAGAAGACATAGACTTTGGGATTGCGGACCAAACTTGGAACGTAACCAACATAGCAAATAGTTGGGATAACATTAGCGGTACGGGTGTTTACTATCCTCTCATTGATAATGGAAACGTATCAACCAATAAGGTAGACTTTTCCTTTGATGCATTTAGACCTGCTCTTTATGTAAAGGAATACTTGACCAAGATACTTGATGGGTCAGGTTATACCTATGAATTCCCTTTGCTTAGTACGGCATTGATGAATAGGTTAGTAATACCTAACAATCAGAAGACATTAACCAAAAACGCTACTACTCAATTCATAGCAACTCCAAACAATGCGAACTATCCGATAGCATCAAAGGTTGCTTTCACTGCATCTCAACTTGGTCCATTTATTGTCAACTTTGCAAATAATACTTTCACCTACAATAGTGCTACCACTACCACAATCAACTTCCAAGTAGTTGTTAGCGGTGCAATCATTGACCCAAATACTACTTTCTTTGATATTGCATTGAGAAAAAACGGGGTAAACATTGCATCTCAAGGGTACGTTCCAAACACATTTGATTACATATTTACTGCGGATTTGTCCGTAAACAATATCTCTGTAACCAACACGGATGTCTTTGATATTTTTGTTATATCTGATGCAGGTAGTGGGTTCGGTTATGACATAACTGGAGATACTATTTTAGTAGGTACAGATGTAATCTCTCAAGTTGACATTAGTTACGGAGATACGATTGTTATAAACGATACAATACCAAAGGGAATATTTCAAAAGGATTTCTTTGCCTCTATTGTAAAGATGTTTAATCTGTATGTCTATGAGGACAAACTTGTAGAGAAGAAACTTATCATTAAACCATTTATTGACTTTTATGATGGTAGTCAGATTGATTGGACTGGTAAGGTAGACCGAGGAAGCGTTATAAGGTTAAAACCTATGTCCGAGTTTACTGCACGTTATTACGATTACAAGTACAAGCAAGACAATGACTTTTATGCAGAGAACTATCTCAAAAAGTATAATGAGGGATATGGTGACTTTATTTATGATAGCGAGAATGATTTTGTTAAGGAAGTAGATGCAACGGAGATAATCTTTGCAGGTACAGTCTTAACTCAATTTACGGGAACGGATAAGATTTATTCCTCAATATATAAAAAGTCCAATGCCAATGCCTCGGAGGATAAGATGGATTCGGTGATACGCATTCTACAAGCAAAGAAGGTAACTGGTAGGTCAACATGGGCAATCAAGAACGGAGCAACTACTTTGGCATCTTATACCGCATACGGGTATGCAGGACACGTTAATGACCCAATAAATCCAACAGATGACATTAATTGGGGAGCACCAAAGGAGTTGTTTTTTACAACTGCATCCTATACGGCAGCAAACCTATTTAATGGTTATTGGTCCGAGTACATTGCAGAGATAACCGACAAGGATAGCAAATTACTAACCTGCTCTGTAAAGTTGAATGAGGTTGATATTTATAACCTTGATTTTAGCAAACTGATTTATATTGATGGTTCACTTTGGCGGTTGAATAAGGTCTTGGATTATAACCCGATGGACTTTAACGTGACAAAGGTTGAACTTCTTAAAGTAATTGAATTAACATACGTTTAATATGGCAGAAGAAATAATTGGCGTCAAGGTCCAAGTTGATGCGAGTGATGTAGGCAAGTCGGTTGGTTCATTAAAGAAACAACTTAGGGAAGCACAGAATGAGGTAACGGCATTGTCTGAGAAGTTCGGTGCGACATCAAAAGAAGCAATCAATGCAGCAAAAAAGGCAGCACAGTTAAAGGATGCTATTGGTGACGCCAAAGCGTTAACGGATGCATTCAATCCTGATGCAAAGTTCAAAGCATTAACGGCATCTTTGTCAGGCGTTGCAGGTGGATTCGCTGCTTTACAAGGTGCGGTCGGATTGTTCGGAAATCAAGCAGAAGCGGTTGAGAAAACATTGTTAAAAGTTCAATCTGCTTTAGCATTGTCGCAGGGTTTACAGGCGGTTGGCGAGAGCATAGACTCATTCAAGCAATTGGGTGCGGTAATTGGGAATAGCGTTTCTAAGGCATTCGGAACGCTTAGGAGTGCTATCATTTCAACTGGTATAGGTGCATTGGTTGTAGGTGTAGGTTTATTGATTGCCAACTTTGAAACAGTTAAAAAGGTAGTCCTAAACTTTATACCTGGTCTTGGTAAGTTTGCTGACCTTGTAGGCAACCTTGTTACAAAGTTTACCGATTTTGTGGGCATAACATCCGAAGCGGATAGGGTGCTTGAAAAGTTAAGCAAAACCAATGCAAAGGCGAATGAAAATATTGAGGCAAGGGTAAAGTTACTGACTGCACAGGGTGGGAAAGAAAAAGAGATTTACGCACTGCAAAAGGAAGCGAATGCGAATGAAACTAATGCACTGCGTGAAAGGTTGAAACTTACTGGAACGCTAACCGAGGAAGAAGCAAAAAGATATAGGGAGTTAAAGGTTGAGAATGCGGTCCTTGATGAAACCGAGAAAAAAAGAATAGCAGACAGAAATGCACAAGCAGCAAAAGAAGCAGCAGAAAAACAAAAGGAAAAAGATAAGATAAGGGCAGATTATGAAGAAGGTCAAAACCTAATCCGTAGAGAAAAGGAACTTGCAGCAAATTTAACCACTACACAAATACTTGGGGTAACCGCAGCAGGTAAGGATGCACTTGCACAAACTCAAGTGGTTGCTAAAGGAGTAACAGATGCAATCATTGTTAGTGCTACTCAACAAGCAGATGCAAAGAAGCAGTTAACCGATTACGAAAAGAAACTTGAGCAAGAGAAGTTTGATGCTCAATTGGGTCTTGCTTCTCAATCTCTTGCGATTATCGGTGGTCTTGTTGACCAAAATAGTGCAGCAGGTAAGGCAATAGCGGTAACTCAAGCAATTATAAACACTTATCAAGGTGCATCTAAGGCGTTGGCACAGGGTGGTATCTTTGGACCTGTGGCAGCAGCAGCGACTATCGCAGCAGGATTGGTAAACGTTAAAAAGATTATCAGTACCAAGATACCATCTGCAAAAGGTACGGGTAATGTTGCTGAATCGGGTTCTCCATCAATGTCTATGTCTGCTGCACCAATATCACCATCTGCACCAATTCAGAATACTGTAACCTCATTAAGTCAGCAATCCATAAATCAAATGGGTTCTGCTACGGGTAGGGCATACGTTGTAGAATCTGACATTACTAACCAACAAGAAAAGATTATAAGAATAAACCGAGCAGCAAGACTTGGGTAACAAATAACCAATAAAAAAGTAACAATGGAAAAGAACATTCCAATATTTAACCTTGAAATCACAAATGACCTTGAAGATGATGTGGAGGTAGACGTAATAAGTTTGGTTGACCGACCTGCCATAGAGCGGTCCTTCCTTGCCTTTAATGAGGATGAGTTTGCGGAATCATACACAGACTATCCCGAATCTGCAAAGAATAACGCACAAAGAGCATTGGATTGGGTAGAGAAAAATGGATGGGGTTCTTGCGGTGAATCAACTGGAAAGATTCGTGCTAATCAAATCGCAAAGGGTGAACCGATTTCACGTGAAACAATCGCAAGGATAAGCGGATTTAAAAGGCATCAACAGAATAAAGATGTACCCTATTCTGAAGGATGCGGAGGTCTTATGTGGGATGCTTGGGGCGGTACTTCCATGATAGAATGGGCAAGTAACAAACTTAAAAAGATTGATAAGCAGACCTTTGTCATCCAAGATGAGGACCAACAAATAATAAGCGGTCCATTGATGTTAGCAGATACTCCCATTTATAGGAATGACCACAACGGGGAATATTATGTAGTCTTCACAAAGGAAACGATAAAAAAGATTGCACAGAGGTACTTTAAAAAAGGGTATCAAGCAAACGTGAATCTTATGCACGATTCAGGGCAATCCGTTGAGGGTGTGACAATGTTTGAATCTTTTATCAGCGACAAGGTTAGGGGAATCTACCCGATGAAAGGATTTGAGGATGTACCTGATGGGTCTTGGTTTGGTTCTTTCAAGGTAGACAATCCCGAAGTATGGGCAGAGATAAAGGCAGGGAATGTACGGGGATTCTCCGTTGAGGGGCAGTTTAATTACAAGAAGACAGGGGACAAAAAGATTGAGCAACTTTGGGAAAATGTCCTTGAAGTGCTATCTAAAGTTAAGTAGCAATTTTTTCATAGCGTTTGGTTAAGGCAGGGTGTTTCCACACTTTGCCTTTTTTCTTATATGGTACATTGGTAACTGCCTCCTATTTATTACCAAAAGTTATTATGACAACTTTGGAAGCAATTAACAAGATTAAACAAATGTTCGCAGAAGCAGGTGAAATGCCTATGCCTTCTGCTGAACCTCTCCAATCTTTTGCGGAATATACGCTGAAGAGTGGTGCTAAAGTAATGATTGATAAGTTAGAAGTCGGTGGTAAGGTTACACTGGTAGATGAGGGTGGAAACGAAGTTCCTGCTCCTGCTGGTGAACATGAACTCATTGATGGTTCTGTTATTCTGCTTGATGAGGCATCAACAATTGTAGAAATTAAAGTACCTGAAGTTGAACTTCCTGAAGTTCCTGAAGTTGAGATTTCAGTTGAATCTAAGAAGGTAGAAGAGGAGATGATGAAGAAGAAAATCATGGAAATGCAGAAGCAACTTGATGAAATTAAAATGGCATACGATGCCAAATTAGCATCTCAAGAAGCAAAGTTCAGCAAGGGCATGAGCGACATTTCAGATGTTTTGGTTCAACTTTTGAACACACCATCTGCAAACGCTACTGAAGCACCAAAGGAAAGGTTTAATGTACACGTTGAAAAAAAGGAAGATAAACTTAGTCGCTTTCTTGATTTCGCAAAATCTATTAAGTAAAAATTTCTCAAACAATAAAAATTAAATAAAATGAGTTTTAGTGTAGGAACATTGGCAAACTATACAAAAGAGAACGAGAAACTTCTTGTTGTATCTTCTGTACTTGGTAGCAAAACTGCCACTTTGATTAAGGAAGCAGGGACAGTTTTAGTTGGAGTAAAATCCAGTGAAACAATTAACATCATGGAAACTGACGCAGTATTCCAAGATGGTTCATCTTGCGGATTTAACGCATCTGGACTGACTTCTTTCACACAGAGAGCAGTAACAGTTGGAAAGATTAAGGTAAACGAAGCATTGTGCTTGAAAGACTTGGAAGCAAAGTATTTGCAGAAAGCACTCCCTGCTGGTTCTATGTATGATTCAATGGTTTTTGCTGAAGAGTACACAAATCGTAAAGCAGAGAAAATTGCTTCACAACTTGAGAAAGCATTGTGGCAAGGTGATACAGGAAGCGTTGACGTAAACTTGAATAAGTTTACAGGTTTGCTTTCTTTGATTACTTCTGCAGGTGCATCTGTTGTAAATGCAAACAGTGTAGCATATCATGGTTCTGTTGAGACTTCAATCACTGATGCAAATGTAGTTAGCATCTTTGATTCAATCTACAAGGCAATCCCTGCCCAAGTTGTAGATAAAGATGATATCGCAATCTTTTGTGGTATGGATACTTTCCGTACTTACACTGTAAAGTTGAAGACTTCTAACTTGTTCCATTACAAGTATGATGAAGCAGCAAACGGTCAGTTTTTCCTCCCAGGTACAAACGTGCGTGTTATCGCAGTTCAAGGTCTGAATGGCACAAACGACATCGTTGCAGCAAGGATTTCTAACTTCTACATTGGTACAGACCTACTTGACGAGCAAGAGAAATTTGAACTGTTCTATGCCGCCGAGGCGATGCAAATGAGGTTTGTATCTGAATTCAAAATGGGAATCAACTTTGCTTTCCCTGATGAGATTGTTAAGTTCTTCGTTTAAATAACATTGATGGTGAGGGGTGGTTTCCATCCCTTGCCTTCATTATAAAATTTATAATTATGCCGTGTGCTTTAACTCAAGGATATGTATTGGACTGTAAAGAGTCCATAGGTGGCATCAAAGCGGTTTGGTTTATTCCATTCGCTGATGTTACTGCAATTACAGAGGCATCAGGTGTTGTCACTACAATCACAAAGGCATCAGGAAAGGTTTTTTATAAGTATCAACTTGTAAAGCAAACCTCTTCACTTACTGAGAACATTACCGCATCCGTTGAGAATGGTACTGTGTTTTATGCTCAAGAGTTATCTATCATCCTCAATAAACTTCAAGCATCTACAAGAAATGAGATTTTGCTTCTTGCAAAAAACAATCTCCTTGCAGTAGTTCAGGATGGTAACGATAAATATTGGTTGCTTGGTAAGGTTAATGGTGCTGATTTGACTGGTGGTAATGGTGCAACTGGTACTGCTTTTGGAGATAGGAATGGTTATACATTGACCTTCACAGGCAATGAACCTGCACTTGCTCCTGAAGTAACAAGTTCAATAATTGCAGGATTAACTGCGTAAATAGGAAAGTTTAGAATTGAGTAGGGCATCCCATTGTGGATGCCTTTCTTTTTGGGTAAAAGTCAAAGGATTACCTATTTAGACATAATGATACAACTGACACAAGGTTCAACTGAGTTCATTTACATAACATTAACGGAGAAGCAAACCATTGCTACTCCTAATTACCTTTTTCGTTTTGTCAATAGGACCACACGGGATGAGGTTGTTTTTGTTTTGCTAAATGCTCTTGATGTATCGCCTTTCAAGGATAGGTATAACAAGTTCAGCATCAAAGTACCTAAATACTTTGGATTGGGTAATGTAGGGGAGTGGTTGTACTTTGTCTATGAGCAAACGAGTGCATATAATATAGACTATACCCAAGCAACGGGATTACTTGAAGAGGGAATAATGAAACTGTCACCATCAACCACTTTTGAATATACGCAGCACGAGGTTGACAATACATATATAACAAGATGAATGATTTAGTAATACTTAATTTCCAAGAGGCAAGGCAACCCGAATATAGAGAAAAGAGGGGTAAGGGATATATTGAGTTCGGTGAAAAGAACGATTATCCTAACTATCTTTTATCACTTTACAACAAAAGTGCAAAGCATAACGCTATTGTTAAAGGCAAGGTCAATTACATTATCGGTAACGGATGGAAGAGTGATGAGGTAGACCCTATCGCAGACCAATTCATTGCACAACCGAATCAGTTTGAATCTTTAAACGATTTAACAAGGAAGGTATCAATAGACATTGAAATCTTTGGAGGTGCTTACCTTGAGGTTATTTGGTCCGTAACTGGTGGACAGTTGACTGATGTCTTGCACATTGACTATACCAAAATTAGGTCCAATACGGATAACACACAGTTTTGGTATAAGAAAGATTGGAACGAGAGAAAAGATGAGTTAATCCCTATGATGGCATTCAATACGAAGGTCAGACAAGGGAAGCAGATACTTTACATAAAAGAGTATAGACCAGGTTTGGACACTTATGCTCTTCCAGGTTATATGGGTGCATTGAACTATATTGAATCTGATATAGAAGTCAGCAGACACGTTCTTGGCAATGCCCAAACGGGTTTCAGTGCATCCAAACTTATTACCCTTCCCAATGGGGAACCTTCACCCGATGAGAAGAGAAACATTGAAAGAAGGTTTACAGATAGATTTAGTGGTAGTGATGGAAAGAAATTTATCTTATCCTTTACCACTGACCCTGCAAGGAAACCAATCATAGAGGACCTTGGTGCAAGTGATATCACTAAAGAGGACTTCACAAGGGTTGATTTGATTATTCAGAACAACCTGTTCTCTGGACATCAGATTACTGCTCCAAGTTTATTTGGAATTGCAGAACCTGGGCAGCTGAACAGTCGTTCTCAGATGCGTGATGCTTATGAGATATTTAAGAATACCTATGTAAACGATAAGCAGCAGTTCCTTGAATCTATCTTTACTCAACTTGCAACCTTAAAAGGTGCGACTTCAGAGATAAGCATTATACCAGTAGAACCTATCGGGTTTGAGTTAAGTGAACAAGCATTGTTGCAGATTGCTCCTAAAGAGTGGTTATTGGAGAAAGCAGGAATAGATGTTGCAAAATATGCACCAACTGAAGCAACTCAACCAAGTTTAAATCAAGAACAAGTAGAAGTAAATGATAATCTAAAGAACCTAAGCGGTAGACAATACCAACAATTGATGCGAGTTATCAGGCAGTTTTCTCAAGGTAAGATATCCAAAGAGATTGCTACCACAATGCTCAAATCGGGTCTTGGAATGACCGACAATGAGGTAAATGCAATGCTTGGCATAGATGATGACCCAATGACCGAGGACTTTAGTTTTTCTGCATTGGATGAGGACACTGTTATAGGCTTATTTAGAGAGGTTGGAGAACCGAAAGGTGATTATAACATAATCCAATCTAAAGCGGTTTTTAGCAGTCGGGATGCGTTTGCAGAGGATGACTTGATAGACAAGACACTTGATAAGCAAATCCTTGCATTGATTGACAAGGATAGGAAGATAAGCATTGATGACATCGCAAGTGCAGTAAGGAAAAGCAGAGAGGTTGTACAAGGAAGATTGTCTTACTTGGTTGAATCGGGTGCGGTAAGTTATGACCCAAAGATTGAGGAAAGGAAGTTAACCAAACCATTGAGCAAGTTGGTTGATGATATGGATGTAACAACCTTTGAGGTTAAGTATTCTTACGAATGGAAACCGATTGTACCTGAACGAGATAGAGATTCAAAAGAAAAACCTTCAAGGTCTTTTTGCAGAAAGTTATATGGGGAGCAAAGACTTTGGAGCAGAAGCGGAATAGAGATGCTAAGTGCAAGACTTGGGTATTCAGTTTTTGATAGAGGCGGTGGATGGTGGGGAGATTCTCCCTCTTGCAGACACGAATGGAGAAGGAATGTAGTAGTAAAAAAGAAGAAATAAAATGAGCAGAAATATACTTTTTATATCAGTTGACACGATAAAGGACAGAACAGGTCTTCACGTTAATGTAGACCCTAAACTGGTGTTTCCTGATATCCTTTATGCCCAAGACGCATACATACTCCCTGCACTTGGAACTGCATTGTATGAAAAGTTACAAACGGGGATTGAATGCGGAGATTTGAATTGTGATGAAGAAACCTTGCTGAACACCTACATAACACCTTGCCTTGTTTACTATGTTATGAGTGAGTTGCCAATGGCATTGTCTTACCAATTCTACAATAAGGGAGTAGTAAGGAAGTCGGGTGATAATCAAACAGAACCGAGTGCATCAGAGTTGGCAGATGTTGCGAATAGGTACGGAGCAAGAGCAGAGTTTTACAAGCAAAGGTTGATTAAGTTCTTGAAACAAGAATCTCAAGCGAGTGCTAAATATCCTGAATACATAAACCCTGGCACTGGTGTTGATACCATTGTCCCCGACAATGATGCATACACAACTACAATATGGTTGGGGGATTATGACTGTGGAAGGTATAAAACATTTGAAGAGAAATATCAAGGAGATATAAACCGTTGTTGTGGCGAATAAAACATACACTAAAAAAAACCAAGAGAAACTTCGTGTTTACCTTGAAAAAATAAAAAAGGATGACCACCCTAAACCAATTAATAAAGACATTAGAGGACTTGGGAAATGCCCATCAGCAAATCAAGACAACCTTTTACGGCAACGCTTTTGATTTCTTGAGCAAGGGTACAGATAATGTCTACCCTGCTTTATTCTTTGACCTAACGGGTGCATCCATCAATGGCAAAAGTTCAACTGTCAACTTTACCATGTTTTTTTGCGATAGGGTACTTCCTGAACAATCAAACGAGCAAGAGGTATTGTCTGACCAATTACTAACGGCACAGGATATTATTGCACAGTTGCACTTTAATGACTTTGATTTTGTTCTTCAAGATGCGGTAACGCTTGACTTCTTTACGGAGGACACACCAGAATATTTGGCAGGGGTATCGGCAACGATTGCACTTGACTTACCATATTTGCAGAATAGGTGCGTAGTTCCAACAGACTACACTTATCCATCATAAATCTATTTAAAGAAAAAGAAAATGGCATCAGATTTTAGACCAGGGAAACTTGATATCCAAATGTGGAGGAATGACACTT